AGTGATAATACAAAGTCTGCAATCATTACTTTAGAATATGACTCTGATATTTTGTCAGCTTCAATTACATCTTGCTCCAATGCACTTCTATTTGCTTGCGATGCTGTGTATAAAGGAACTTCATACTCTCCTGCTATACCACGCAAGTCTTCATAGATAGATTCTAACTCATGACGCATTTCTTTTCTAGCTACTGCTCCTCTTAATAAATCTGCATAATCGACAATGAGTAAATCTGGTTTTTTACCTACCATAATCATTTTCTCTATATGAGATCTAATAGTCGAGCACGATGCTGTTTTAGTTGGCCAATATTTAATAACTAAATTACCTTTTAATTTAGATACCATATTAGCAATCTCGTCTTGATTATATTTTAAATTCTGTGCTGCTATACCTGTTAATACAGCATCATAACGCTGACCTACATAACCTTCATTTAACTCTAATGTATAATGAACTACATTTAATCCTTGCTTAACTGCATGAGCTCCTACGTTAATAAGACCCCAAGATTTACCAATACCAGCAGGTGCTACAAAGACAACTAACTCTCCTTTACCAAACCCACCGTCTGACAAATCGTTAATAATTGGCCATGGAGTTTGAATAGTGGATCTTATATTGTCTAAGTATCGAGCTTCAACTGACTCATTATATTCATGACCAACTTCTTTATCTGCTCCTGCTTTCATAGCCGCATCAATAGTAGCTTTAATAGAATCATATTGACCTCTGCGAAGAAGTTCAACTGAATCTAAAATAGCTCTTTTAATGCATTGATTTTTACAAAAGTCTACTGTTTGTTCTTTTACGAAATCTAAATCTTCAGATTCTAAATATCGATAAGAGTCTTTAAGAGATTCAATAATTGAAGTCTTAACTACTTCTCTATCAACATCTTGAACTTTAATTTTAAATACATCTAACGTTGGAGCTGTCTTATATTCATTGAAATACTTTACCGTAGTTTCAACTATCCATTGATTTGCTTCTGATTCAAAGAATTCAGGCAATAGAATATCTGAAACTTGTTGTAAAAATGGCTTATCAGTTAACAAAGAAGATATAATCTTAATTTGAAATCCGTAACCGAAATTTGATAATTTATCTGACATACGTTAAATATATATTTTTCATTTGTAATTTAAAAATTATTTTTGACTAAATGCTGCAAGTGTGCTAAAACTATTTGCTAACCAAGTGTCTACATTTGGTATTGCTGTATAAGCTTTATCTGACATAAACATCTTTTTAAAAGTAAATGTGTCTAATTTTGGAATTGGTCTTGCTGCCATATCTGTAATCATTAATTTAAAATTACTGGCTATATCCAAATCTTCTAATGACATCAATTGCCAATTGAGTCGCATTGCAACTTCATTATCAACAACTGTTCTATATATTTTATGATCGTCTTGTTTAGCTTTACAAAAATCCAATAGTTCTTCTAGCGTAATAGTCTTTTCTTCTAATAGCATTGGAAATTTAGATTGAAGTGTTTTTATGCCTACTCCATTAATGCCTTTGATGTTATCAGAGCCATCTCCCATAAATACTTTATAATGAATAAAGTTATGAGAAGGTACTCCGAATCTATCATTAACTTCTTTAGGTGTATAATATTTCTTTTCTACTGGTCTCCATACTGAAGTCTTGCTATCTACTAACTGGATAAAATCTTTATCGTCGGACATTATAATGACTTCACTTCCTATAGGACGAAATACTTCTGTCGTTAAATATGCAATAGTATCATCAGCTTCGATATTATCAATTGATATAAGAGTAACTGGCAGACATTCTAAATATTCTGACAATTTACTCATTTGCAATCGCATTGATGCAATTTCTTCTTCTACAGATTGCTCACCTACATCTCCTCTACGATTAAATCTAGTAGACATTGATCTACCTTCTTTATATCCAGAGTGCATTTTCTTTCTTCGGGCTGAGCCTCCTTTACCGTCAAATACAATAATACATCTTGTAGGTTTGAACTGTCTAATAACAGCTGCGATTGATCGCATAAATCCTATATAACCTCCAATATGTTCGCCATCGTCATTAACGAGAGGGACTGCACTAAAAACCCGAATAAACGAATTCAGGCCGTCGATAATCAACACTTTACTGTCTTTCTCTAAACCTGAATTCTGTTTTTCGTGGTCTTCGCGAACTTGTCTTAATAATTCTGCGTAACCTTTCATATTTGTTTATGATTCTTCTCCGTCAAACTCTGTTTCGATTTCAATATCGTCGATACCAAAGTCATCACCGGCTCTATAATTAAGAATATATTTTTCGCAAATTGTTTTATAAACCTGCGCTTTCATTTCTGGATCGTCAATTAACTTAGATTTGAAATCTTTAGATTGGAATTTAACTACTTCACCTGTCTCAGTGTTAGTATAAGTATACCATGCACCTGCTTGAGTTACTAAATTATAATTCTTCATCATAGTTAACCAACTACCAAAGTCGTCAATACCTGAATCAAAGTAAATATCATAATCTACAGTACGTAAAGGCGGGCCCATACGATTTTTAACTACCTGAGCTCGAGTTGTAATTCCTACAACTGCCTCTGGTTTATCTGCAGACTTTGCTAATTTAATTTGTCCTACTGACTTTAACCTAAGACGAACTGACGAGTGGAATGCGATTGCTTTACCACCTGATGTTGTCCATTGGTCACCAAACGAAACTCCTAAACGAGTACGTAACTGATTAGTGAATATCAAACATATACGTTCTCTACCAATAAAATTAGTAATTTTACGCATTGCTTTTGATAAGATAATTGCCTTTGAAGTGGCCCAACCATCTTTATCATAATCAGCTGCCATCTCTTGTTTAGTTGATGCGCCGGCAACAGAATCTACTACTATAGTAACTATTCTTGATTTAGAGTTCTTTCTAACAGATTCTACAATGCTATCCATAGCATCAAAAATGTCTTCAATTGTCTCTAAAGGGACATATAACATGTCCTTAAGATTAACTCCTATAGCTTCTAGAAACTCTCTAGAGATTGCGTTTTCAGTGTCAATATACACTGCCAATCCTCCTTTTTTCTGAGTGTCAGCTAATGCGTGAGCCGCTAACAATGATTTACCTGAAGCTTCTAAACCGGTAATTTCAATAATACGGCCTACTGGAAGTCCTCCGTTAGGTCGATTTGAAATTGCTAAATCTAACATTGTAGATCCGGTTGATATCCATTCATTTACTTCAGACGGAGCATCTGTATCGCCTTCTAAGAAATAAGCTACTTTATAATTTGAGCTTTTAAATTTCTTATTGAGATTGTCTGCTAATACTGAAGCTAAATCATCTTGCACTTGCCCTTCATCAACTGTTGTTTTACTTTTTGCCATAGTTATCCTGTCGTAACCTTTCGGTTACTTGTTTTTAGTTATTAAACAGTGAGTCGAATGCTGATGCTACATCATCAACTTTTGCAACCGGAGCAGCTTCTTCCAATCCAGCTTTATTAGCATTAGTTGCTTTTGGAGCAGGAGTTTCAGCTTCTGGTGTAGGGTTGTTTTCAGGATCTAACCAGTTATGTAACATTTTAGTCATTTCTTCGTATGAAGACTCTTTAAAAATATCAGTTACTTTTGGTTGGTTACCTAACTTCTCTAAAATTGCTTTGTTATCAGTAACTGCAGTCTGATTAGGCTTAACACGAATTGTGGTCTCTGGATAAGACTTTCCTGTTTGATCAGCAGCTTTGAATTCTACTGCGATGTCACGTCCAGCAACTGGATCTGTAATATCACCATAATCAGGGTCAGCAATAAAGCCTAAAAGTTCTTGATACACTGATTTACCAAAGCCCCAGAATTTAACACCTTCAGATTCTTTACCGCGAACGATAATTGGAACATAACAACGCATTGTTGGTTCTAATTTCTTTCCAGCTTTCCAATCGTCAGAGTTACCTGTTGATTTCAATTTTTCAGCGAATTCAATAATAGGATCAGGACGACCAAATGATTGAGGAGATAAAATTGACTTACCACCAAAGTTATAGTGGAAATAAAGTTCAATAAATGGATTTTCTCTGTTATGTTGGTAAGGTACAATACGTACTACTTGAGTGCCAGGTTCTGGCTTCCAGAGATTGTTTGATTTGGTTGTTACGTTTTGTAACGAATTGAGTTTTTGCTTGATAGCATCTAAATTAATAGCCATTTTTCTTTTTTTTTAATTGTTAATTGATTAATTGATAATTAGTAATTGGTAATGTTTACTCGGGTGTCTAGAATACCGTGTCTACATATTCAACTCCTAACATAACTAAATATATGATAACCTTTTGTAGGTACCAAATATTTCTTTAAAAACTTTACAAATTAATAATCTGGTATACTTTCGTCTGAAGTACTTTCAAATCGTTATTTGAAGTTACTAAAAGACTATTTGCATACTTTGACCATTCAACTGCAAAGCTCGGATCTACTATTCCACCATTCTCTTTTTTAATTAAAGCATTTAACGAGTTAATTGTATACAACGTATTGGTTTCCTTTTTACGATGCACTAACATTGCTCCTGGTAATTGTTTTCTTACATTACCTTTCTCGACATTAAAACTACAAATAAGCTCATCACTGCTATCAATTGATAAAATAAAAATTCTTTTATAAACAACTTCATACGTTTTTGATATCATACCTATTGTATGATCCAATTCCGGTTCTATCGTAAATAAACAAATTAATTGTACCAAAGCGAATAATATTATAACTGATCTTTTTCATATATAAATATATTAAACGTTCCTTTTTACTGTAATCATATTGTGATAGTCGGGACCTATCTCTAACTTAATTGGAAATTTGCCATTTTGTTCTAATTCTTCTTTGATTATTTTTATTAATTCAGCTCCGTCTTTTTTATTAAAATCGAATAAAAAACTGTCATAGGTATAAAGTATTAGCTTCGATGAGAAAGACTGTGTACGTAGAAGTATGTTATGAATAACGGCCATGTTTCGCTCGGTCTCGTAGGACTGCAATACATAATTTAAAAGCTTTGCTGCATTCATTTCAGAGAAGAAAGATTTAAATAATTTCCTTCCGAACATTGGAGTTTCTACATACCCATCTTGTCTATATCTAGCCCATAATAACTGAGTGTATTCATATATTTTTGCGAAGAATGGAATTTCCAAATACTCTTCTCCTATACCTCCATAAAGCTGTCTAAATGAAATAGACTTTGACTCTGAATATTCAGCTGCTGTCAGCTCTTCTTTCTGAAAATAAAATTTACCTAAATACTCATGCACTGAAACTTTATCTGGAAATTTATAATCTACTAACTCTGCTAGCAATCTTAAATGATAAGCGTCATAGTCAAAGGACATTATAAATCCATTTTCTCCAAATCTAGAAACAAATGCCGCTCGCTGACCATTGTCTTTATTTAAAGCAGCATAGTTAATACCACCAAACCTATTACTAGGTCTTCCGGTAGTAGTGTATATGTTATATTCTGAATAAGCGAAATGATCATATAATATAGCTTCGTTGAATTTTTTCTTAAATTGTTCATAATTGGTAAATAATCCATTTTGTTCTATTTGATAAAGAGAATCAATTATCAAATCATTATACTTGGTAAAAGCTGCATCCTCTTGAAAGAAATCATATACATCTAAAAATCGTTGACTAATTGCTTGACTCTTTTCAATGTGTTTAGTAATTGGAATGATTGTATTTAAATCAGTGAAGTTACCATAGGTTCTCGTAAAGAACTCGTGAGCTGAAGTTTCAAAATCATCTTCAATTGGCTGATTGTTATAAAAATACTCTACTAAATTGATGTCTATGATATTTGGTCGATCTAAAAATCTTTTAAATCGTTTTTTACCATATACAAATAATTTTTTATCTAATGGAAATTGATTTAGTAGTTCTTCTGAAAGCGAAAGACCTTCTGTATGGTTGAATACTATCATAACCTCTTCATCTAAATTGATGACATATACATATACAACAGAAACGTGATCTGTATATACAGGTCTTTCTCCGTTACAGTATGTAGGCACAACTATCCAATCGAATTCTTTACTTTGTTCTAGGAAAGAATTAAACTCCGATGTTGTTTCGATGATTTTCATTACCTAGTAAATATAAGTAAACTAATTCAAATATACAAATAATTTTTTAATTTCTTTATCTATGTAAGGAGAATAAATGGTATATTCAATATAATCAGTTAAAAAGTTCTTTAATCCAAGAAATTCTGAATCTTTTAACTCTACCATTCGTTTATTAGTGTCTGATACACCATATGTTACATTAAGGCCTTCTCGTATATCATTTAACGGGCCTGTTAACTTCCATTCAAGTGTAATAGCATTGTATAATGTTCTGTCAATACCACCTGACGATTGTTTCCAAAGTTTATAT